CACCCATGCACACCCGGCGACCTCGAGCCGGCCGCGTTCGCCCGGGGTCGCCGCGGCGCGGACCCGGGTTGACACCCGTGGACACCCGCTGACACCCATGCACACCCGGCGACCTCGAGCCGGCCGCTGGGGGCCGGCGCTGAATTCCGCGCCCGTCTGGCCTCGGGGCCGGGCTCTCTGCCACGCTCGGGGCTGTGGCGCAGCGGAGGGCCCGTTCCCGGGGTGAGGCTCGCCCCCGGGATTCAAGCGACAATGGAATGGACAGAACTTGGCCGGCCAGTATCTTGCCGGCATGGACACGCCTACCAGTTGGCCCTCGACGATCACGGCAGGGACGACCGTCAAAGTCCTGCGGTCGCACTCCGAGTATCCGGCGAGCGCGGGCTGGACCCTGCGGTTCTGGCTGGCGGGGCCCTCGGTGATCGACAAGGGCGTGGCCGGCGTGGCGTCCGGGGCCTCGTTCCTCGTGACCCTGACGCCGGCGATCTCCGCGAAGTTGACGGCCGGCACCTACCGCTGGCGCGAGATCGTGACGCTGAGCGGCGAGTCGTTCGTGGCGGCCTCCGGAGTCCTTGTGGTGGAGGCCAACATCGCGGCCGCGGGCGCCGGCGATCTGCAGACGTGGGAGGAGCGCACGCTGGCCGTGGTGGAGGCGGCGCTCGAGGATCGCCTCACGGACGACATGCAGGCGTACAGTATCGGCGGTCGCGCGGTGACGAAGATCCCGGTCCTCGAACTCATGGGGCTGCGGACCTCTCTGCGCTCGGCCGTTGAGGCGCAACGCGCGCCCGCGCGATTCGATCGGACGGTCGAGGTCACCTTCGGGAGCGCTGGGTAATGCGCGCCCGCTCGAGCCCGGCCCGTGGGATCACGCTGCGCTACCGGGTGCGGCGCGCTTGGCTCGAGTTGACCGGCCAGTCCCGGCAGATCTACGAGGCGGCCGAGGCACACCGGCTTCTGGCCGACTGGATCACGAGCCTCAACACCACGGACGACGAGGTCCGTTGGGGGATCGATCGGTTGCGGTCCCGGGCGCGCGACCTCGAGCGGAACAATTCGACGACCCGGAACTACCTGCGGCTGACCGCGGTCAACGTCATCGGTCCGTCCGGCATGCGGCTGCAGTCGCAGATCCGCGGCGCGGACGGCCGTCTCGACAAGACCCGCAACGGCCGGGTCGAGGCTGGCTGGAAGGAGTGGGGGCGCTCGCCGACGAAGGACGGGCGGGGCTCGCTCGCGTCCTTCCAGCGGCTGATTCTCAAGACCGTCTGTCGGGACGGCGAGGCGTTCGTCCGGCTGTGGCGTGGCTACGAGGGGAACCGGTTCCGCTTCGCCCTCGAGGGCGTGGACGCGGACCGCCTCGATGCCGGCTTCTCTCGTGCGGCCAGTCGGGGCGTGAACGAGATCCGGATGTCCGTCGAGGTCGACGCGGACAACCGCCCGGTGGCCTACTGGATCCGGCGCGATCGTCCCGGGCAGCCGCAGGAGCGCGAGCGGATCTCAGCCGACCAGATCATTCACCTCTACGACCCCGATCGCGTGAACCAGTCCCGCGGGGTGACGTGGATGACCTCGATCATGCTCCCGGTCCGGCAGTTGGGGGGCTACATCGAGTCGGAGTTGGTCGCGGCGCGCATCGGCGCGGCGAAGATGGGCTTCTTCCAGCGGATCAAGGACGCCACCATGGGCCCGGGCGGGCTCGATCCCGGGCAGGGCACCTTCACGACCGAGGCGAATCCGGGGACCTTCGGCGTGGTTCCCGACGGCTACGAGGTTTCGTCTTTCAACCCCGACCATCCCGCGGCGGCCTTCGGCACGTTCCTCACGGAAGCCAAGCGCGATATCGCCACGGGCGTGGGGGTCGCGCACAGTTCCCTGTCGGGGAACCTCACCGAGGTCAATTACTCGAGCATCCGGGCGGGGCTCCTCGTCGAGCGCGACGTCTGGAAGGTCCTGCAGGAGTGGTGGCTGGACGCCTTCGTCTGGCCGGTCTACGGCGAGTGGCTGAACATGGCATTGCTCGCCGGCGCGGTGGACGTGGGGGCCTCCCGGGACTATCGGCAATTCCTGACGGCGCGCTGGGCCCCGCGCGGCTGGGCTTGGGTGGATCCTGCGAAGGAGGTCGGCGCGACCCTCGAGGGCATCAGCGGCGGGTTGATCTCGCGGACGATCGCGCTGGCCGAGCGCGGTCTCGACGTCGAGGACGTGTTCGAGCAGTTGGCCGAGGAGAAGGACCTTGCCGAGCAGTACGGCATCGATGTAACCCCGCGGGCGACCCCGGGGCCGAAGCCGGCCGCCGAGCCGGCAGACGAGTCCGGGGCCGGTGATGAGCCGACCCCCGGACGCAATGGCACAGGCCATCCCCGGCGCGCTCTTGCGGCCCGGGGGCGGTTCTAGGGCTGGCGGAGGAGGCGCATGTCGAAGCGACGGCTCCGGGACGTTGGCTCGCTGCCCGAGCAGTTCCGCTGCTACGAGATGTCGATCGAGAAGCGGGCTCCGGCCGAGGGCGCTCCGGCGGAGGAGCCGGCGACCTACGAGATCGCGATCTCGAGCGAGTCCGAGGTGGAGCGCTGGTACGGGGTCGAGATCCTGTCGCACGACAAGGCCGCGGTGGACCTGCTGCGCATGAAGAACGGCGCGGCGGTCCTCGTCGATCACTCCGGTGATCAGGTTGGCGTGGTCGAGGCGGCCCGGCTGGATCAAGATCGAGTGTTGCGCGGGAAGGTGCGGTTCTCGAGCAGCGTGCGGGGGCAGGAGGTCGAGCGGGATGTCGCCGAGAAGATCCGGCGCCACATCTCGGTCGGCTACTTCGTGAAGAAGGCGAAACTGGTCGAGACCCGGGACGGCGGAGTCGACGTGTGGAAGATCACGCGCTGGCAGCCGGCCGAGGTCAGCATCGTCAGTGTTCCGGCCGACACGGCTGTCGGAGTCGGTCGGGCGGAGGGCGGGGGGAGCGACGAGCATCCCGTCGAACTCGAGAGCGACGGCGCTGCCGTCGAGGAGGAGCGTCACATGCTGAAGAAGAAGGTGCGCGACGCCAACGGCGCGATCATCGAGGTCGACGAGAGCGATTCGCGTGCGGCGGTCACCGAGGCGCAGGTGGTCGAGTCCGTGACGACCGTCGAGGAGAAGCGGGCGACGGCGATCCGGGACATCTGCACGGCCAACCAGATCGACCAGCGGTCGGCCGCGGGATTCATCGGCTCGACCTTGTCGGTCGACGAGGTGTCGGCGCGGGTGATCGAGGCGCGCAAGACTATCGGCACCGCCCAGCCGGGAGCGGAGTCGATCACCGGGCATCCGGCCAAGGATCTGCGCCGGTACTCGTTCCACCGCGCGCTGCGGCAGAAGACGGACGAGATGGAGGGGCGCGGGAAGTTCGACGGGCTCGAGGCCGAGGTCCACGACGAGATCGAGCGGAACTGGCCGGCCGCGCTCAAGCGGCAGGGCGGGCTGCTCGCCCCGTACTCGACCCGCACGCTCGACTCCCTGACGCTGACCAAGGGCACCGAGACGGTGTTCGAGCAGGCCGGGGAACTCATCGAACTGCTGCGGCCGAAGGCGCGCGTGATCGCGGCCGGCGCGCGGGTGCTGACCGGCCTGACCGGGCCGGTGGCCTTCCCGAAGCAGTCCGCCGGCGCCACGGTCTACTGGGTGCCCGAGAACGGCGCCACGGACGTGGGGGACGGTGACCCGTCGCTCGGGCTGGCGCTGATCAACCCGAAGACGATGCAGTCGAACATCCCGTACACGCGGCAGTTGCTCATGCAGTCCAGTCTCGACATCGAGGCGTGGCTGCGGAACGAACTGGCCGAGGCGCACGGGCTGGCGATCGACCGCGCGGCGATTCACGGCCGGGGGAACAACGGGGAGCCCACGGGCGTCTACGCGGCGTCCGGTGTCAACGTGAAGGACTTCTCGAACACCAAGCCGGCGCTGGCGACCCTGATGGAGATGGTGTCGGCGATCAGCGACAAGAACGCGGACATCGGCACCATGCGCTGGCTGACCACGCCGCTGATGGCCGGCAGCATGCGCACCACGCTCGAGTTCCCGGGCGCGGCGATGCCGCAGGGCGGCACGCTGTGGCAGGGTCCGCTGGCCGAGGGGACCATGCTCGGCTACGGCGCGGCCTCCTCGACGCAGGTGTCGAAGGTCATGTCGTCCTCGCAGCCGACGGGCGGGACCTCGCACGGCATCGTGTTCGGGAACTGGGCCGACCTCATGATCGCGCTTTTCGGCGCGCTCGAGTTCGTGATCGACCCGTTCACGAAGAAGAAGAAGGGGATCATCGAGATCACCACCGTGCAGTTCGCGGACGTCCTGATCCGCCACGGCGAGTCGTTCTCGAAGGGCATTCAGGCGCCGATCTCGTAGTCGGCGTCCGACCTCTACTGCGTCGGGCCCCTCGGGGCCCGACGCTCGAGGAGACTCATGGCAAGGGTACTACAGCCTTTCTGCTTGAACGCTGGGCTCGATGGCGATCAGTCGTTCGGGGGCACGCTGGTAGTCGGGGTCGATATCACCGCGGCGCAGGCGGTCGCGCTGGCGGCGGCCGGCCACATCGCGCTCGAGGCGGTGAGTGCGGACGACGATCCGGATCCGGCGTTCGTGCTGGCGGCCGCGTGTCGCAACGGGGCGGTACGGGTCGTGGCGATGGGTGGATTCAGTCTCGGCGGTGGCGCCGACGTCGCTCCGGGCTCGGCGCTGCTGGTCAATGAGGAC